GGACCCGACAAACCTCAATTCTTATCTAATAAGGCTGAAACTAGCGGTTTGGTAGCAACTAGCCGTGCTTCAGCTGGATTAGCCGAGATCAGCTCAATGCATACTTATACAGCGTCATGCATACCGCGTTTGGAAACTGAGACATCGCGGGCGGGTGCTGTGTTTGCTGATGGTGTGGCTTTGTGGGCGCTTGAGCATCTCAATGTAAAACTTATGGACTGGCAAAAGCATGTGATCAGTGGTTTTCTTGCTCATGATGAGCACGGCGATCTTTTGCACCGGCAAGCGCTTATTTCTGTTGCCCGGCAAAACGGTAAGAGCGTAATTCTGCAAGCAACGCTGGGCTATTGGTTGACAAAGATGCCTAAGCTGCGCGGCGAAGCGCAAACCGTGATAACTACAGCGCACCGGCTGGATCTTGCTATCGAATTATTCCAAAAAGTTGCACCGATTTTAGAGCGCAGATTTAATGCCATTTTGACTTGGGCGGTAGGGCGTAACGAAGCCAATTTGCCCGATGGCACGCGCTGGCTAGTTAGGGCGGCTACGCCTACTTCGTTTCATGGTTTAACAGCTGACGCAGTTTTCATTGATGAACTTTGGGCGGTTTCACCGGATGCGGTAAGTATTGGGCTTATGCCTACTATGCGAACTAGGCGCAGCCCGTTAATGCTTATGACATCCACAAGCGGCGATGAGTCAAGCAAAGAGATGTTGAGATGGCGTGAGCAAGGGCTACGGGCAATAGATGAAAAGAAAACAGGTGCATTATATTTTGCCGAATATTCACCCGAAAATTCTTTAGATCCGATGAGTTCAGCTGCATGGCTAAAAGCAAACCCCGCTATCGGCTCGACACTAGACATATCGGTATTAGAAAGCGAAGCGCAGCAACCTAACCGCAATGCTTTTCTCAGATCATCGGTAAATCTTTGGACTGCCAGCGCTAACAGCTGGCTGCAACCGGGCGCATGGGATGATCTTAAAACTAGTGAACCGATGCCAAAAGGCGGTGTGCTGGCTATTGAGCAATCGCAAGATGAAAGCCGCTATGTGGGTGTTCGTGCAGCCATAAACGCGCAAGGTAAAACACAAGTAACTTTAGAATTTGTTAAAGACACTTTGCAAGAGTGCTGGCAGGCAGTAGAAACGGCTTGCACAGATCAAACTACACGCTTGCTTATTACGCCGGCTTTTGAAATGTCTTTACCACCTAAATTTGCTCGCAGATCATCAATGGTAGGTAATCGTGAGCTGCAACGCTGGACTGCAGCCGCTCGAGCCGCGATTATTGAGAAACGCATAGTGCACGATGGCTCAACGCTTTTAGCTCAACATGTTGAGAGGGCTGTGGCTGTTAAAAATCAAGGTGCTGTAACTTTGTCTAGTTTGCGCTCACCCGGACCTATTGAGCTTGCCCGCTGTTTAGTGTTTTGTGTGGCAATGGTTGCCAAGCCAGCAAATGTTGGCAAACCGACAATTATTTATGCGGGCGGCTAACATTTGCAGCGGGTGGCTAGCGAGTGCTTTTCTTTCTCGGATTACTGCGCTAGCCACCTATCACAAACAGCACACAATTTTTAAGGCATACTTGGCGCATGGGAATATTTAACCGCACAGCTACTAAAGCGATGATTTCAGATCAGCCACAAAAAGCGGCGGCAGCCGGCGCGTATCAAGTCAATGCAAACAGTGGCACAAGCATGATTGGCGAGTATTACAGTTATTACGAAGCCGCTTCGAGACAGAAGGCGATGGCTGTGCCCACGATATCTCGCGCTCGAGATTTGATCTGTTCTCTTATTAGTTGCATGAATTTAAAAATGTATAACGAAATTTGGAACGGCGATGAAATGGAAAAGTTGCCGCTTGCACCGCGCAGTTGGCTACGAAAAATAGATCCTTTGTTGCCAAATCCGTTTGTTCTCGCGTGGACTGTGGATGATCTTTTTTTCAGTGGTAGGGCTTTTTGGTTTGTTACCAGTCGCACAGCTGATGGCTACCCAAGCTCTTTCACGCGGCTACCAGCAAATTTAGTTGTAACCCGCGATCAAGCCGGTCCGGTGTATTACGCGCCATCAAAAGAAATATATTTTCAAGGTCAATATATTCCCTATGAGGATGTTGTGCAGTTTCTGTGCCCAATTCAAGGCATTGTGTTTATGAGTGAGCAAACGATTGCTACAGCATCAAAACTTGAAGCTGCACGATTTAGAAACGCAAGCTCAGCAATTCCAGCGGGCGTTTTGCAAGTGCAACCGAACAGCGAACCGCTTTCACCTGATGAATTAGCGGCGCTTGCAGCCAGTTTTAATCAGGCTCGAGCTACAAATCAAACTGCGGCTCTTTCGCCTGAAGTGCACTATATAGAAACCGCCACAAGTCCGGACAAAATGCTATTGATTGCAGCTGCCGAATTTCAAGCCGCTGAGCTCTGCAGGCTGTGCAATATCCCACCATACTTAGCCGGGATTTCTGTGGGCTCATACAGTTACCAAAACAGCGCAGAAAGCCGTGCAGATCTTTGGACTTTTGGCGCACGCGCTTATGCAGAGTGTATTCAAAGCACACTTAGCCAAAACAATGTGCTACCAAATGGCACTTGCGTAAAATTTGATGTAGATGAATATTTGCAAGGCGATTATTTGCCATCTAACGAAATGCCAGCAACACAACAAACAGATGAGATAGGATCGCGCTCATGATCAAATTAACCCCCACAACTATGATCACGGTTGACGCGGCGGCGGCAGAGGGCTTGCCGCGCCGCTCAATCTCAGGCGTTGCAGTTACCTACGATGAAACAGCCACAGTTGCAGATGGCACGCAGGTGCGATTTAAGCAAGGATCATTGCCAGTTGAAGGCAAAAACCCAAAGCTATATATGCAGCACGACAGCACACAGATCATTGGGCAGGTAGTCGAGCGGGTAGATACACCGCAAGGGATGATGTTCACAGCTCGGATCTCAGACACAGCACTAGGGCGCGATGCGCTCACAATGGCAAAAGATGGCACACTTGACGCGGTATCCGTAGGCGTATCGCCTACAAAATTTAGTTATGACGAAGCCGGCGTAATGGTCATTGAGGCAGCTAGCTGGGATGAGCTCTCGCTCGTTTCTATCGGCGCTTTTTCCGGTGCGACAATAACTAAAGTTGCTGCGAGTATCCCACAACCCGAGCCCGAGATAGATGTAATATCAGATCAAGACACAAACAAGGATGAAACCACTATGAGCGACACACTCGAAACAACACAAGAAACTTCAATTGTGGAAGCTGCAAAAGCAACCGCAGAAAAACTTTTTGCACAACCAAAACGCGAACCGCGTTTGCCAAATGCATCAGAATTTGTTGCAGCAATGCACGCAGGCGGCGAGATCGCAGCAAACGCAAATCGCGTATGGGCTGACTACCGCGAATATCACAAATCACCAATCACTGCAGCTGCAGGCGATGAAGTGCTTTCAAATATGCCCGGCATTGTGCCAACACCAATTCTTGCACCAGTTTTTGAAAGCCTTAATTACATTGCGCCGGTGCTTAATGCTTTGGGCACTCGAGCAATGCCAAACGGGGGATCAGGTGCAACATTTATTCGCCCAACATGGACAACACATCCATCAGTCGCACAACAGGCAACTGAACTCACAGCAGTTTCAGCAACCACCGCTGTGATTGCGGCAAACACAGTTACAAAAGTAACTTTTGCCGGTAGTGCTCAGATGAGTTACCAGCTAATCGATTTCAGTGATCCCGCAGCAATGCAAATTGTTTTGCGCGATCTTGCCGGACAATACCTTTTGGCGATTGATAACTATGCAGCAGATAACTTGTTGACAGCAGCATCATCATCGGGCGTTTGGGATCTCACACCTGAAGATCTGATGAAATCAATTTATGATGCAGCCGTAGATGTTTCGAACGCTACAAACTTTTTGCCTACGCACATGTTTGTTGATCCGGCAACATGGGGCAAAATCGGTCAACTTGTAGATGACAGCAAGCGCCCAATTTTCCCAGCAATCGGCGCACCCGGTTTAGTAGGACAAAATTCTATGGGTGCAGGCTCGGCAGCTTCATGGTCAGGACAAAACCCGCTTGGCTTGCAAATTGTTGTAGATAAAAACTTTGCAGCAAAAACCATGATCATCATGAACGCAAACGCATTTGAGGTATATCGCCAAGATCGCGGATTGCTTTCAGTAGAAAGCCCAACTACATTGGGCAGGACAATGAGCATCTTTGGCTACGCAGCAACATTTGCAGCGGGCGAAAACTTCTCAATGATCCGCAAGATCACACAGGCTTAGCCAAAGGCGGGCGATCCGCTCATGGCAACATACAACACTTCAAGCAAACAGCTTCAAGATAATTACGCGGTATTACAAACACTTGAACCAAATGATTTTGTCGTAGGGCAAAGCATTACTGTTTCGAGTATTGGTGCACCGTTTAATGGCACTTTTCAAATCGTTGACATACCCGAACATCTTTTCATCGGCGTAAATAGCAGCGGATTTTTAGAGTTCAACGAAAATGTGCCGCTACTTAATCAAGTTTTGTTTGCTTGCACCGGTGATGATGTTGCTCGAGTAGCGATCAGCGTAGGTTTAATTACCTATACGCAGACATGCACATGGATCACAGCCGGCAACATTGAGGACTGGCTTGGCATAGGCACAGCTACGGCAGCGGACACAGCATTTTTAACGCAATGCGCGGCAGCTTCGAACGCTTTTGCATATCGAAGGCGGCAGGAAAGCGGCTATTTTGACAGCCTTACAACTTCGCCTAGCGGTGATGTAACGCTGGGCACGATTATGTATGGCGGCAATCTTTACCGGCAACGCGGATCTGTAACCGATTTTGCAAGCTTTGATGGCATGAGCGGCGGCGGCACAAACGGGCTTTCACCAATGATCAAACAGCTGTTAGGCGTTAATCGTGCGGTGGTTGCCTAATGCCAGTTGCCTACACAGATCTATTTAACGAAGCCATAGATGATTTAACAGCAAGCCTTACAGCCATCACAGGGCTGCAGACTGTAAATGATCCCCGAAATCTAATTCCGCCGTGCGCTTTCGTGGATGCGCCTAGTTTTGTAGCGTTTAACGCAAACATAGTAAAAATGAGTTTTCCAGTGCGCCTAATCACGCTCGGACCGGGCAACCTTGACGCACAACGCAGCTTGCTAAATATGATGGCAAAAGTAATTGCAGCCAATTTAGGCATCACCGATGGCAGACCTACCGTAGCAATCATCGGCGGCGCAGAGTATCCCGCCTATGATGTAACTGTGAACATGCAAGCACAAACGGCATAAAGGATCATCATGGCACAGTATCTAGTTACAAGCGACAGGCTTAACGGCTTAAAGCGCGGCGATGTAGTCGATGTAAGCGAACTTGAAACCGATGTGGCTTTCCTTATTGAAGCTGGGCACATATCCCCATATACACCTAAAAAAAGTGCTAAAACTAAAGACACAGACACAGAAAAGGAATAACACAACATGGCTACGACGGTCTACCTCAGCAATCCGGCACTCACAATAAACAGCGTGAATCTCACGGATCAATGCACATCAGCAACTTTGAACTTTGTTTACGAGCAATTAGAGACCACCGCTTTTGGCGATACAGCACGCAAGTTTGGTGGCTCATCTGTTACTTCGTTGCAAAACAACACATTTGAAGTTGAGCTATATCAAAGTTATGTAGCATCAGAAACCGAAGCAACCATTTACGGTTTGGTAGGTATTCAAACCACAATTACAGTTTCACCTACTGCAGCCGGTCTAACTACACCGGCAGCTGACGCGCCAAAATATACGCTCACCGGCGCATATCTTGAAAGCCACACACCAATCAATGCATCACTCGGCGAACTGTCAACCATCACGCTTACATTTAGCGGCGGCACATTAACTAAAGCCGTATCATGATCTCGCGGCTTAAGCCGCTGAGAAATAGAAACCGCAAGACTTCGAGTAGCGAAGCTTTGCCCGAGAAAGGACAAACATGCAATTAACACTTAAAGCCATTTTTAACGATGGCAACACGCAAACAGTAGAAACCACATTGGCAACCATTGTTAGCTGGGAAAGAAAATATCGCCGCAAGGCATCAGAAATGGCGCAAGGCATCGGCATAGAGGATCTAGCTTTTCTTTGTTACACAGCATCACAAAAAGCCGGCATCACCGTGCCAGCAACCATTGACGCATACATTGACACGCTAAAAAATATTGAGGTGGTCGATCAAAACAACCCAAAAGCCGTAGAGGATCAATAAGGTATGCGCTCGCTGAAGTGCTTGTCGAGTGCGGCTATTGGGGTGCAGAGACTTTTGAGCTGGATGATCTAAACACCGTGATAGAAATAATTAACAAACGCAATAAGGCACGCTAATGGCACAAGCAAACGCACGCATTGAGATATTCGGCATTAAAGAAACTTTGGCTGAGCTAAATAGTTTTGATCGCGAATATCGCCGCCAAGTAACCAAAGACATCACAAGCGCAGGGCAAAAAATATTGGTGAGCGCTCGCGCAATGATAAAAGAGTTTCCAAACGAACTTGGCAACGGTGCGCCGCTATCGGGCATGATGCGCGGCAAACTTGTGAAAGGGCGTGATGTGTATTGGGATAACCGCACCGCTCGAGCCGGCTTCAAAATCAAGGTAGGGCAAGCCGCACAAAGGCAAAAGGTAGTTACTTTTAAAGATAAATTTGATCCGGAAACAAACCCGCGTGAAAGCCATCGGGTGCTATATAACGCTAAGCCATATCAGCTTATGGTCGCTCAACAAAAAGATGCTGCCGGCGCTATCTATGATCATGCTGGCAGGCGCACTACCGGACAGTTTGTAACAAACTTAAATGCTGAGACAAGTTTAGAGCCGCGCGCTATTGATCCAGCTGTAGAAATGAACCGTGCCACAGTCGAGCAAGAAGTTTTAAATGTTGTTGAAAAAGTTATGACGCGATTAAACAAAAATATGCAGGTGCGCTATGGCAATTAACATACCGATTTTATCTAGCTTTGATGCAAAAGGATTTGAGAAAGCCGCACTGCAATTTAAAGGCTTAGAGACAAACGCACAAAAAGCCGGCTTTGTTATGGAAAAAGCGTTTTTGCCAGCGGTGGCAGCGCTCGCCGGTCTTACAGCTGTAGCCGGGCTAAGTCTTAAAGCGGCTGTAGAGGATGCTGCAGCGCAAGCACTTTTGGCTAAAACTTTAGAAAATGTTACAGGCGCTACACAAGGGCAGATTGCTGCAGTCGAAGCAAGCATTGCTGCAATGCAAATGGCTACAGGCGTATCGGATGAGGAATTACGCCCGGCGTTTGCTTCATTAGTGCGCGGCACAAAAAACCTTGCAGATGCAAATGAAGGGCTTGGCTTGGCAATGGACATTGCTGCCGGCACTGGCATGGATCTAGCAAGTGTTAGCGATGCGTTAGCAAAAGCTTATGGCGGTAATTACAAAGCATTAGGGCAATTATCGCCCGAACTAAAAGTAATGATTAAAGATGGTGCATCACTAGATCAAGTGATGTCAACGCTAAGTAAAACTTTTGGTGGATCAGCTGCAGTTGCAGCAAACACAGCTGAAGGACAATTCAGGCGGCTTAAAGTTGCTTTGGATGAAGCAAAAGAAAGCATCGGTAAAGCGTTGCTGCCAGCTCTCGAAGCGGTGTTGCCATTGCTTACAAGCTTTGGCAACTGGGCTGCAGACCACACCGGCATCATTACAGGGCTAGGCATCGCTATAGCGGCTGTAGCGGCAGCTGTAGTTGCATACAAGGTTGCACAAATGGCAGCTAACGCCGTAACTGTTATAGCTACAGCATTAAATTTTGCTAACGCAGCATCACTTGCAGCGGTAGCCACAGCTGGCACAGCGGGCGTTGCTGCAGCCGCCATTGCAGCCGGTCTAGTAGTAGTAGGCGGCGCGTTATTGATCTTTAAAAATCAAACAAACTCGGCAACTACTGCCGCTAGTGGTCTAGGTAACTCGGCGCGAAACACTACGCAATCTATGGGCAGGCTTGGATTTACGCTTGATTATATTCGTGGCACAAAAATAGCTGAATACATGGCAGCAACCGAAAAGGAAGTTGAGAAAGTAGGTAGCGGCGCAGGTCGAGCCGCTGACAAGGCAAGCAAGCTTGCTGAGAAAGTTAAAGAAGCCAGCGATGCTTTACGCACCTACATGGCGCAAGCATTAGATGACGCACAAATTAAACTTAAAAACGCTCAAGATAGTTTTGATGATTTCAGCGGATCAGTTGCCAAAGTAATAACCGATGCACTCAATTTTGGTAAAGCGTTTGAGGAAGGCGGCGAGGATGCCGGGCTATCTTTTTTTAGTGCGCTACAAAAACAGGCAGACAAAACTAAAGAATTTGGTGCACTTGTCGAGCAACTGTTAGCAAGCGGTCTTTCTCAAGATGCGTTACAGCAAGTTATTGATGCTGGCATTGATAGCGGATCAGCTATTGCTAAAGAGCTTTTAGCGTCATCAGAAAATGTTTTGCGAGCAAACACACTTGTAGAGCAAACACAAGCCATTGCCCAGCGCATCGGTGAGCTCTCAGCATCAAAGTTTTATGGTGCGGGCGTATCTAATGCCCAAGAGTATTTGCGAGGCGTAGAGGCGGCGCTAGCTGCCGCTAATGCTCGACTGGCAGCCAAAGGCATAAAGTTTGCTGATGTTAAAGGCATCTCAGCGGGCTTCACAGAGGCAATAGGTGCACCATCAGTTAGTGCGCCAAATGTGCCATCAATCGTGCCGGGCAACATACGCGGGCAAGGTAATGTGGTTATCAATGTAAATAGCCAGCTAGCAACAAAAGCTGAAATTGGGCGAGCCGTAACCGATGGCATGCGCGCTTTTAATCGTGCAGCCGGTCCAGCAAATTTTGATGTTTGGAATTCGTAATGGCTGGGGTAGCTGTAATTGGTTCAGGCAACTATGAGCTTTTTGTTGATACAGGTTTTTTGCAAGATGCTTTTATTTTAGATGACACTTCAGCGGGCGTTTTAAATAACACAGAATTTGTTTTAGATGGCACAACAAATTTTGCTGGGGTGCTTGATGGTTGCACAAATGTTTCAGTGAGGCGCGGCAGACAAGATCAAGGCGATCAATTTTCACCCGGCACAATGAGTTTTACAATGCTTGATACTTCAGGAATTTTTAATCCGTTTGATCAGCAGAGCCCATATTGGGATGCGACTACACAGCAACCCGGTTTAGCGCCCATGCGTAAAGTAAAACTGCAACGCTACGATGCTTCAAACGCGGCGCAAGACATTTTTAACGGTTACATCATCAATTTTGATTACAATTTTGCTTTGGGCGGTTTAGACAGCGTTACCGTATATTGCGCGGATCAATTTTATTTGCTAGCACAAACCGTTTTAGATGAATTTAATGTCAGTGAGGAACTTTCAAGCGCTCGACTTACAGCCATTTTAGATCTGCCTGAAGTAGCTTTCCCAGTAGCCCAGCGATCTATTAGCACCGGCACACAAACACTTGGCGGCTCAGCCGCTTTCACGATTGATCAGGGTGTCAATGTTGCTCAATATTGCCAAAACATTAACCTTGCCGAGCAAGGCAGGCTTTACATGTCGCGTGAAGGAAACATTGTTTTTGAGCCAAGAATAGGAAACACGCTTAGCGCAGCTGTAGCAGATTTTCATGATGATGGCACAAATTTTAAATACAACGGTTTAGGCATAAGTTTTGAAGCTGATCAAGTAGTCAATAGGGCAACAGTAACTATTGCCGGCAGTAACAGCCCGCAAACAGCTGATGATGCGGCAAGCCAAGCAACCTATTTTGTGCAGGCAACAAACATAAGCAACAGCCTTTTGCACAACGATGCCGCTGCTTTAGCGCTTGCAGAATATTTGCTTGTGCCCGAACCTGAAGCCCGTTTCACAAGCGTTGAAACTCAATTTAATATGTTGACCAGTCCGCAAAAAGATGTGTTAGCCACAATAGAAATTGGCAACACAGTAACGATAGAAAAAACTTTTGCCAGCGGCGCAGGCACTACAGAGTTAGCGCAAGAGCTGGCTATTGAGGGCATTGAGCATTTTTTAGATTTTAATACTGGGCACAGGATCACACTTTTTACAAGCCCTACCACAGTGGTTTATGAGCTGGTATTAAATGACGCGGTTTTTGGCATCATCAATTCAGATAATGTTTTAGGGTAATGTAAAGGACAATATGACAACGCCATTTCCATTTGTAGCAGCGCAAGTTTTAACAGCGCAACAGCTTAACGATATACAAAATTTGCCGATATCAGATAAGACCGCTAGCTACACGCTTGTAGCCGGCGATGAAACTAAACGAACAATGATGAATAGCGCAAGCGCTACAACAATTACGGTTAACAATTCGATTTTTACGGTTGGCGATGTTATTCAGGTCGCTAACAAGGGCGCTGGCACAACCACAATTACTGCGGGTGCGGGCGTAACTATTAACACAACAGGCACACTAAGTTTGGCGCAATATGGGGGCGGCTATTTACTTGCATTGTCGGCGTCAATTTTCACTTTTTTTAAACTAGGGGGCGGCGCAGCAATTCCAGCCGCCATAAATTATCTTGTTGTCGCTGGTGGTGGCGGTGGCGGTAACGCGGTGGTTGCTACATCAAACGGTGGTGGCGGTGGTGCTGGCGGTTTGCGTAGCACAGTTACGGCAACGGGTGGCGGCGGTAGTTTAGAAACACCGTTTGCACCTACAAGCGGCGTTACTTACACAATTACGGTTGGCGCTGGCGGTGCATCAAATACGATTGGCGTTGATAGTTCTATTGCTGGCACAGGTTTAACCACTATTACTTCGATTGGTGGCGGTCGTGGTGGTGGCACAAATGCGGCAGGTAACGGCGGCTCAGGCGGCGGTGGAACAGGCACAACAACGGGTGGTGGGATAGCAGGAACAGGCACAGCCAATCAAGGTCGCGCAGGCGGCGATGGTGCAGGCAGTCCATCTTTTAATGGTGGCGGTGGCGGTGGTGCAAACACGGCAGGCACAATTGGCAGTAGCACCGCTAACGGTGGTGCGGGTGTAGCCGTTGCAATATCGGGTAGTTCAGTTACATACGCAGGCGGTGGCGGCGGTTCAGGTAATACGGCTGGCGTAGGTGGCGCAGGCGGCGGTGCAAACGGCTTAGCGGCTGCTGGCGTAGGTAACAACGGAACTGCAAATTTGGGCGGCGGTGCTTCAGGCGGTCAAAGCGCAGGCGGCAGCACAAACGGCGGTAGCGGCGGCAAAGGCATAGTCATTTTGCGAACACCTGACACAGACGCGCTTGCAAACAGCGTTACAGGCGCATCAATTACATTTCCTACAGGTTTTATTGTTTACACATTTAACGACAGCGGCACTATTAAGTGGGGTGCATAATGGCATATTTTGCAAAATTAGAAAACAACATAGTTACCGAAATTATTAGCATAAGCAACGATATTTGTGGCGAACCAACATTGACATTTCCTGACACCGATAGCGCAGGTCGCGCATACATTGCTAATGGATTAAAGTTTGCTGGCACTTGGGCGCAAACAAGTTACAACGCAAATTTTCGCGGGTGCTACGCAGGTATTGGATACACATTTGACCCGTCGCTAGGCGAATACGGCGAATTTGTGCCACCAGTCGAGTAACGATGCGATGCGTTACGGGCTATTTGCGCTGATACTTATGTTGACGGCTTGCGAAACTACACGCGACAACACAATTACAGTTAAATCACGGGTAAAAAACAGCGCATTAAGTAATTGCTATGTGCCGGATCGATGCGGCATCACACCATGAGGCGCTACCGATACACACCAAATGAGCTACACGCGCGCATGGTGGTAACAGTAGGTGTTTTACTTGCAATAGTTTTTAGTTTAATTGTGCTGGGCATGATTTATGGATTGCTTTTTATTTCGCAGCCGCTCGAGCAATCGCCCAATGACGCAGCTTTCATTGATCTAATGAGCACCATTGTAGTTTTTTTAACTGGCACACTTTCTGGGCTAGTGGCATCTAACGGCATCAAAAACAGAAACACAACATCAGAGGATTTAGATGACTAAACCTTATTTAATTGCTCAACAGCCAGTAGTTAATAAACCTATTCCCGGCATGGATGAGTGGATTAGGCACGCAGTAAAAAACAGCAACGGCGTTTTGTGGAATAACGGCAGCTGGGTAGTGCGAGATGTGCGAGGCAAGCCCGGCATTATCAGCAATCACGCTCGAGGGCTGGCAGTAGATCTTTCTTACCGGTGGATGCAAGACAAGCAATTAGGTTGCAAGGATGGCGAGCAACTTGCAATGGTTTATCTAAACAAACTTTTGCAAAACGCAGACACATTAGGCATTGCGCTAGTAATTAACTATTCGCAAAACCGCAGCTGGAAATGTGATCGCGGCACATGGCTCAAAGGCAAATTCTCTAATGGGGATTGGCTGCATGTCGAAGTGGATCACGAATTATTAAAAGATGTTAATGTTGTAAAAAGCGCTTGGAATAAGGTTTTTAACGCAATCCCCCAAACGGTCTAAACCTTTAACTAGGGTAGGTTTATCCAATCCGAGAAAGGTTAGGTGGTCTTATGACCCTTTTATCTAAAACAGTAATAGCAATGGTTGCTGCGTTGACTTCGTTATTTATTTTGAAGCCGCCGCCCGCACCTACAGCCCAAGATTTAGCGCCTAGACACGCAGAGATTTTTGAAGGCTATGCAAGCCCAGTTATACCCACAACTACGCTTAAAACGGCTTTAAACGCTTGTGAGCGGGTGTATGAGATGGCTAAGTATGTGGGCTGGGATGAAAGCGAGCTCACTACTTTGATTGCGGTAGCTCAGCGTGAAAGCCGATGCCAACCGGATGCTTTTAATAAAGCTGACACGGTAGGGCAGTCCTACGGCGTTTTGCAGGTCAATGATTTTTGGTGCTTACCATCGCGCTACTACAAACAGGGCTACATGCAAGCTTTAGCTCTACTCGACACATGCCAAGATCTGTTTGATTTAGAAACTAATTTGCGGGCAGGTCTTGCCATATACCGCTACAGCAACGGATGGCGGGCATGGGGTGGCAAATGAGGCACTACATAGTTGCAGCTGTGTTAGGCACATACACGCTTGTGGTAAGTTACTTTAATAATCATTAACTAGAGAAAGGGTTAACATGTCCGAGAAATTTGATGTAGAAGTAATTAATGATCTGTGCATTGTTGTGCGGCAGCGTTACGGTGAAAACGCAGTCGAAGCATTAGTAGGCGCTTTGTCGAGTGTTTGCACATTTAAGCAACTTGAAACATTGCTTGCTAGGTGGTCTAAAAATGGCTGAGCAATTTGATCCCGATTTTAACGCTGACATACAGCAACTTAAAGCGCTGATGAAAGTCATGGATGAAATAACAGCTAAGCGCGTGCCATTGATTGATCAAACGGCGCTGGTAACAAACAAAAACATCCGAAACCTAGAAAATTGGTGTAGTGAATATGTGTTTGATGACGGTGATTTAGTGCAAGATCTAAAATCTGCGATTATTGAACTTAAATATTTGTTATCAATTATCACGGATTTGCGCGAAAGATTAAAAGAAAGAGATGCTGAGGTAAGCCGGCTTGAAAGGCTGTTTCATCGTGAATACTGAAACAACGCAGCTTGAAATGTTTACCCCGTCAATAGGTTTAGGTGGCATTATTGAAAGACCGGCACTCAATCGCAATACGGTGGCAATGCATCACGATGCCCAGCACACAAGTTTTAAAGCCGCTATAAAAGTGCTACCTAAAACGGGCACATACCGGCAACGGGTGTATCAATATTTGCTTGCACAATCGGCAACTGATGAGGAAATAGAAACAGCGTTAGGCATGTCAGGCAACACGGTAAGACCTACACGCGGATCATTAGTAAAAGATGGCTACATCAAAGACAGCAAACAAACTCGACTTACTCGAGCCGGCAACGATGCAATAGTTTGGCAGGCAGTGTGAGCGGTTTTAACTTAGGCGATTATGTAGATGTGCCTACACGCTTGGCGATGGCATTAGCAAAATTTCCTGAGCTGCGAATTCAAGAAAGCCGCCCACACATTATTGAAGTTGAGCAACAAAAATATGTTGAGATAAGTTGCACGGTTTGGCGCGATGCAAACGATACGAACCCGATGGTGGCTTATTGCTGGGAACAGATACCGGGCAAAACGCCCTACACGCGCGGCAGTGAGATGATGAACGCGAGCACAAGCTGTTTGGGAAGGGCACTCGGCTTTCTCGGGATGGGTATAGGCAAGAGCATTGCATCGCGTGATGAAGTGCAGATCGCGCAATCAAGGCAACCTACCCAGTTGGCTGCCGTTGTGCCAATGCATGAAGTGCCATTTCCAGATGCGCCGGTGCAAGAATATGCAACGCCCAAGCAATTAGGGATGATGCGGGCGTTAGCTAACGGGCAAAACATCAAGCAAGATGATCTAAAAGCTTATTGCTCGACTGTATTAGGTAGGCAGATCAATGCCACAGGTGATCTAACTAAACGCGATGTAAGCAAAATTATTGATGCGCTAAAACTTGGCGAACCAAAATGAGAAGCACAGAGCGGCAGCGCGAAGTTTGGCGAAGGCGGGCGCAAGCCCAATATAAACGCACTAACGGGCTTTACCAAAAACGGGCTCACAGCAAAAATTACAAGCGCCATCCAAAAGGCGAAACATGTTTGACAGGCAACGCAGCTGCAGATTTAATAAACAATTTAAAATTGCAACATGGCAGATGTGTGTTGCATCCTTTCTATAACGATGGGCAAGAATATGTGTGCACCGTAGAAAGATTGCGGGCTTTCTGCTGGGATCACATTGACCGCACACAAAAATTTGCCACAATTTCTCAAATGTCCGGTAGCGCTACCCGACAACAAATCATCGATGAGATAGCAAAATGTCAATTAGTTTGCGCCAAC